AGCTTTCCACTTTGTCCGAAAGTGGTTTGTTAGAAACCGCTCTAAACTTTGTAGCATCGTTATATGTCAAGTTTGTATTCTCTATGCATTCGTAATAGAACTTGGTCACATTATCAAAGTAAAATTTCCCTTTTACTTTGTTTCCTGTGTCCTGAATATTTCCGCCAAATTCTAGTCCTATTATTTCGGCTAGACGGTTGCCTTCGAGAGATGTACCCGCTGTTGTGCCGTATTCTGTAATATTTGTTACAATAAATTGACTTCCATTAAATACTAATTCGTAACTTTTGTTTGGTTTAAAATCTCCTGCTTCTATTTGTTTTAAAGTTCCGTTGTGTTCTTTCAACAACGTATAATCGACATTATTAAGTCTTAATTTTGTTGTTGTATTTGTGTTGGCGTTGTCTACTGTTATTCTTAATTTTAAGTCATTGTTTAGCCCAAATTCTGTTAATCCGTCTAAATTGCAGATGTAATAATCAATATTTAAATTAGTACTTTTTATCGCCTGTAAAGTATGAACGTTTCCGAGTTGCAATCCATTATAAATTTCTTCTGTTTCAGGTGTCCCTAGTTCTCTTATATTTCCAAAAGCTGGTGTTATACTCTTTATTTTTGTATCTCCCCTGTTCGTTTCTTCGATTTTGTAGTGTGTGCCAAATTCCACTTGTTGCGCTTTAAATTTAGTTAGTTTTGCCATCTTCCCTCCTATTTCAAATCAATAATATTTTCTTCTCCCAAATCCAGTTGTCCTAATCTATTCCGACCAAATCGTCCAAATCTTGAATATGCAAAGTTACAAACTGGATTTCTTTTGACTTCGTTTTTAATTACGCTTTGTCCTAAAGTTTTGCTTCCAAATCTCGTTCTGACTACATAATTATCCAAGCATTTATGTGTATTTACCTTTACTCCTCCACCTACAATATCATTCAAATCTAATTCATCAATTAAAGAATAATCATAATCTTTGTTGCTTATAAATTTGACATCATATTGTGCTGGCTCGTTGTTTTTATTTAATTCAATTGCTGGGGTTAATCCTGTAAACATTTCTCCAATATTGCTTATTGTTTCCAAGTTTGGAATTAATTTGTACTTTCTCATTGCTAATTTAATTCTATTTCTGTATCTGTCATCAGTCTGTCCGTTCCTCGAAACATCAAATTTTTCTCCCAAGTCATCAAGAAATTCGCCATTTGCATAATCTACTAAATGTTGTTTTTCAATTAAATTATAAACTCTGTCAACTTCATCAAATAATTTTGATATTGCTTTATAAAAAGAACTTACATTGCTATTCTTTTTAAGCCACCACGGGCATTTTGACATCAGATAACCAAAATTACTCTGCATATTCCGCCACCTCGTTAAATCTTAACTTCAATACCTTTTCAAAAACTATTCCAGGAGTTTCTTTGAATTTAAAAGTAATATCTACATTCAATAATTTATCGGCTGAATACACTGTTCTTATAAATTCACTTTCACATTTATAACTTGTGATATATTCCCCTACTTTTACGGATTTGATATATTCTTTTACAATGTTTCTCAAATTTTCTTCAAGAATATTTACCCCATCAGCTTTTTGGAATTCGATTTTCACTTGCACTTCCCTCTTTTTGGGTCTGTAAAATCTGATTTCCCTGTCTATTCCTTGATTATCTTTGACGGTTACAGTTGTATCACCATTCATTTGAATAGCCTGATCTTTTTTCTTCCATATAGCGTTCGCTATATCTTCATTCCTTCCACCGTCTACTATTAAAACGATTGATTTTGGTTCTAATCCCTTGTTGTCAACTTGCATTGTTTTATTTTCGTCAGCATAAACAGATTTTACTCCTTCCTGCTTTAACACTTCCGCTCTAATTCCGTCCAAATTCCATTCACTTTCATTACGGCTTAAAAACCAACGCTCTATATAATCATTGTCACTTTCCTGTTCTTGCCCTCCAGCCGCAATTTCATTTTGTTTAAAATCGTATACGCCATTTACAACTTTAACCAATTTAATAATACTTCCAACTTCCTTATTTCCTTGTTCTCCTACTGTATCACAAGTGAATTCAAAAGTAGTCTTATTATTTAATGTTCCGTTTTCAGAAAGTGTATATCTAGTTCCATCGTTTGCTTCAACAATTACATCTCCTGTTTCAAGTGTTACATTTACTCCCCCTATCAGTTCAATTTTTACAGTCGCTTGACTTTCTTGCTTTCTTTTAAAGAAAAACGGACTATTTGCTAAATGTTCGTCTATTTCTATACCTTCACAGTTCAGCAAATTCATTTTTTCTGCTTGTATCTGTTGTCTTTCCATTTTTTCTCTTAGAAGCCTTGCGACTGGATACATAAGCATATACCAAGCACTACGCTTGTCGTTAGAAAAGTCATCTTTTAGCAATGTTTTTAATTCATTGTTCAAGATATTCATATTATCCTGCACTGTATTTACTGTTATTCTCGCCAACCAATCCCAACTCCTTTCATCAATGCCGACTTGTTATCGTTAAAAATAAGCCCGATATTCACTTTAAGATGTCTGTTTTCGTATTCATAAGTCTCAACATAACATCTACTTAAATGATCTCTAAAATTATTCATTATTTTATCTCTTATATGCTCCAGCACTTCATTTTCATTTCCGTGTGTACCAAATAATTTCTCGAAATTTAGTCCATATTTTATATCGTATTCAAGTTCTCCCTCACGAATATGTAGCATTAAAACAATTTGCTGTATAATCTCAAAATATTTTTCTTGTGCTGTAAAAAATTGTATATCTCCCTTTTCAATATATAATTCTCCAGTTGCATTGTTTAATTTTATATCCATAAATCACACTCCTACGGATGATTGTAAGGTACTCCGCCTTTGCTAACTCCACTTTCTGTATCAACGCTTTTCGCTTTAATATCTCCAACTGTCAGCGTTCCTGAAATATTTACATCTCCACTCACCGTTAAATTGCCGTTCAAACTTACGTTTCCATTTATTTCAATGCTTTCTGGAATATCAATAGCCGTTGGATCAGTCGGAATTAAAATTGGTAAAGCAATCGCATTTGTTAAATTATGCCTTTTGTTTGTATTTACTGTGCTTACTTCTTTTGTAATGTAGCCACTTATATCTCTGCTGCAAATTAGAACAGGGACTTTATCCCCTGCTTTAAAATTGATTTTGATATTGATATTTCTATTTCCTAACTGGCACATCGGAACATGTAATATCGGAGGCAATTTAACTTCTCTGAACTCTGCCAACGGCTCTACATCCACAAATCCATTAGGATGTATTTTTGTTATCTCTGCTATTAAAGAAGTGTCGATTTTACCCAACATTGATTTCATATATTCTTCTATCATCTTCTTCTGCCTTTCCCTTTATTTCTTTTTACTTGAGCAACTTTTCCTTTTTTATTTTCCTTGCTTTCAATTTTCTTGATTTCAGCATTATTTTTCTTAACATCAGATTCATTATTAACAACTCTAACTTTCAAAGTCATTTTAAAATCACTTATATCAGTAATTTCTACAATCTGACATATAGTGGATATTTCGTTGCTTATCAGTTCAATCAAATCGCCTTTTTTAAGATAATAAATTAATAAGCATTTGACTTCATAATCGTATTTTATTTCTTCTTTTTTTTCAGATTTTTTGGATTGTTTGCTTTTTTTTGAATTTTTAACTCCCTTTTTGTTATCTTTATTCCCTTTATTTGATTTTGGAGTACTATTTTTTGTTTGGTTTGCTTTTCCCTTTTGCTTTGCCACCTTTTTTACCTCCTTTTGTTGATTTTTTGCTACTTTTTTTAGACTTTTTACCACCTTTTTTATTTGATTTGCTTTCTTTTTTCTTTTCCACTTTATAGCTTATTTCTTCAACATTTTGAGGTTTTGGCTCCTCCAAAAGTCCGCTTTGATAACTTAATTTAATAACTTTTTCCGTATTAATTTCATTATGATAAATATAGATAAAATCATTTTTTGTAGTCATCTGACTGTCGCAATCTTTCACAATTTGCCCTATTTCATAAAGTCCGCTACCCAATATACTTTCGCCAATGCTGTAAACTTTATCGTTTTTAAGTTCGCATTGCTTCACAGTAAATCCACATTTACTAGCCAAATCATTAATTATAGTGCTTGCTGTTGTATTCGGAGCATATGCGGCACTCACTAATTTTTTGAAGTCCGCTGGAACTTCACGGCATTTTAATTTCAAAGTTCCTTTTTCCACTTCTTTTCTAGTAATAATGCCACTTGCAACTTCTCCTATATCCGTACCATATCCAGCAACAAGTCTTATATTGTCCTTTAATTTAATTTTTGCAATTGTTGTATTTGTCAAGCCTTTTATTTCTATATCAAACTCATTCGGCTCTTCATCCACGGACTTATAGCTCCACTTAATTTCAACTCCATTTATTATCGCTGGATCTGTCAAATTATAATCTTTCGGAAAAACAAAGTTTAAATCGCCATCATCTGTTTCAATCTTTAATTCAGTTCTTTCTAAAAATAATTTATTCAGCATCTTCTTCCTCGTCGTCTTCCATATCAAAGTATTCTAAAAATACAGTTTCGCAAAAATTGTTAAAAGTAATCGGAACTTCTTTTTTATCAAAGCTAAGTGGTACAATATAGCAATTTAGAAAATCATTGTTAATATTTCCGTTTTCATCTTTTGCTATAAACCATCCAACAGGTCTGCCGTAAATCAATTTTTCATTTTCAAGCAACATTTCCCCATTTTCATCCATAATATCCAAATAAATACGATTATTTGTCTTAAAATGTTTTATTCTAAGTAAAAAAATCTCGCTGCCACTTTTGAATGTGAATACATAAGGGATTTTATTTTTGTCTATTTCTATTCTCATTTCAAAAACTCCTTATACTCAATATTGCTTGTTTTAGTTCCTGCTACACCTGTTTTTTGTTCCTCTTTCAAGGTAGTTGATTCCGAACTTAAAATATCGCCTTTTCTCATCAGATAAGCGAACTCCAGCACTTCAAAATCAATTTCAAATTCTAAAGCTGTCTGTGTTTTGTAACTTCTTGAAACTTTAGTGATAATCATGTCTTCTATCGTTTCAACAGTCGAAATTGTGCAAAGTGTTTTCTTTTGCCACAGTTCCACTATCTGTTCATAAACACTTTCAGCGTTTTTTGTTACCAAATCAGTTAAAATTACTGAAATGCTGTATTTCCTATTGCTGTGTGAAACGTTGCTACTTATTAATGTGCTATCCCTGTCTTCGAGTGAATGCGTTTTGACACTGCTTCCTCTCTCGTCGCTTTTAATTTGTACCCATTCAAGCGGAATATCATTAATTTTACATCTTTCAGCCTCTTCAAAAAGTGTATAGCCATATCTATCTTGAAAAAATTTATTAACTTCATTGGGATAGGCGAGAGCAATGCCATAAGCAGTTGCTCCAGCAGTTCCCAAAAAACTATTCAAGCCCATACTATAACCTTTATTTTTTGCTCCCTCATAAGCCATTTTTCCAAAGGAATTGCCTTTTAATTTTTCCTTACTGGCATTCAAATTGCTAAAGTCCATTGCCTAACCTCCCATTGCCAAGTATTTTTCTTCAAAAAATCTTCTTAAAATTTCTTCGATTTTTCTTGTTAATTCTTTGTCATTTCCACTTGAATTTTCAACAACTATTGTAGGAGAAAAAATATTTTGTGAACTTCCACCGTTATTTGATTTGCCACTAGAACTTGATTTTTTACCATCAATTGCTTTCTTGGAAGAATTTCCAAATTGGTCTCTCATCATTCTTCTAGTTGCCTCAGCTGTCGAAATTCTAGTACCTTGTGGCAAGTTCATAGTCATTTCCTCGTTAGCCAAAAATTGCTGTCCACTAGGCAATCTAATCATTTCTGCACCTTTTTCGGCAACTGTAACTGGTCCACCTTCCCACGATTTATCTCCGATATAACGTCCTTTACCGCCACCAAGAAACCCTAGCCAAGAAGGTGGCTTGATTTTAAACATTCCTGCTATCTTACTAGCGATTCCGCTTACTGTTCCTGCCAGTCCGTCAAAAAAGCCTTTAATTGAATTGATTACTCCTTGGGCAACACTTTTTGCCTTATTAAAATTTGTGGTAAAAAATACTGCAATTTTATTAATGATTGCTCCAATTGAATTTATAACTCCTGAAATAACTGACAATATCGCTCCCATAATGCTTGCAACCACTCCAATTATTGCTGAAAATACACCAACTACAACTCCAACAATGCCAGCGAACACTCCAATTACCACTTGAGCAACTGGAACTATCGCAGAAATTAATACAGCTCCTATTTGTAATACGATACCAATAACAGGCATTAGAGCTGTTCCGATTTGGACTGCCAAATTAACAATTACAGCAAGCGTCTGCAAGATTGGAGCGAGTGCTGGCGTTAGCATAGTTACAATTTGCATAAATCCACTAAAAGCCATACTAAGCATATTTCCGATACTTCCTAGATCAAGCGAACTCCAAAACGAGTTAAAGGCATTCATAATGTCTCCAAATATTTGACTTATTTGTCCGAAATTGATTCCACTTATCATTTGCCCAACTACTTCTGCAACTTTTCCAGCAAGAGAAATAATACCGTTTAATGCTCCTGCAATTCCGTTTGTAAGTCCTTCTCCACCGATTCCACTAAATGCTTGTGATAAAGTCTGTCCTATACCTTTTAAAGGCTCTAGCAACGGAGCAAAATTTAATTTCCCAAAAATATTTAATATTCCGTCCAATGCTCCATTAGCCATTCCAGCAAATCCAGTAAATGCTCCTTGTAAATCTTGAGCCATTTTTTGTCCCATAGGAGTATTCAACAACTGATTCACTTTAGTAAGTAATCCGTCCATGGCTTGCTGCCCTGCGTTTTGTGCTTGTTGCCAAACTTTACCAAAAGTTAATGGCATTTGATTGTATTTTGTTTCTATATCATCAGCACTTCCCAAAACAGCTTTTTTGATTACATCAGACGTTATTTTCCCTTCTGAACCCAATTTTTTAAGTTCTCCCATTGATACTCCCATACTTTCAGCTATTTTTTGAGCCAAGATAGGTGCATTTTCCATTACTGATCTAAATTCATCTCCTTGTAATTTTCCAGAAGTCATTGCCTGATTTAACTGATACATTGCTGATTTTGCCTCTTCCGCTGAAGTTCCTGATACTTTAAACGCTTTATCCAACGTACTTGTAAATTTAACTGCTTCATTATCATTGAATAATCCTTTTGTCAGCATTTTTAACTTAGCAATCGAATCCAGTTGAGCGCCATAATCCGCTCCACTGCTCTGAGAAGCTACAAAAGTTTTTTGTTTCAATCCAGCAACATCATTTGTTACCATTCCAAGTCTTGAGTTTCTAAGTGAATTTTCGTCAGACGCTTTGGCTATCCCTGCAAAACTAAGCCCACCAACTACACCACCAATTGCTCCTAATTTACCTAACAATCCACCTAGTTTGCCAATTATCCCTTTGATTTTGCTTCCAATATCTTTTAATGCTGAACCAAATTTTTTTAAATTGTCTACGGAAAAAGAACTTTTTATTTTAGATCCTAAACTTTTAAAAGCCGTGCCAAGTATATTCCCAGAACTCAAAATGCCATTCATTTTATCCCTGAATTTATCAAAACTGCTTCCTATTTTATTTCCGACAAACGGTATTTTCTCAAGCTTATTCACCAATCCGTTTAATCCGTTAGAATTAATCATTTTGCTTCCTAGTCTTGACAAAATACTATCAACTTTGCTTGTTGTCGGTATTAAACTAGCCATTTTAGCCTTCAGTTTTTCTAATCCAGAACCACCGACTTTATTTCCAATTTTTGATATTTTTTCTTCTACTTTTGCAGCGGCAGGCAATATAGATTGCATTTTAGATTTTAATTTGTTTAAAGGACTGTCTTCGGATTTTATTTTCATCAATATTTCTAATTTGTTTCCACCAGCCATTTTATTCCTCCTCTTCCTTGAAATCCATTATTGCTCTACACCATTGGAAAAACCTAACATTATCCATATCCAAAACAATGTTAGGGTCTTTTATTTTCCTTTTTATGATAAATTCCCATTTCATTTTAATCATAGGGTCATTGTATTGCTCCTCTGCTATTTCAAGGTCATGTTCAATTTCCTTTTCTTGTTCTCCTTGAACTTACCCATGTAGTCTATAATAGTCGCAATTATTTCAAATAACGCCTCTTCATCGTATTCAAAAAAGTTAATTTTTCTAGCTTCATTTGGTTTTTCTACCATTTTTGGTAATACTGTTGCTGCAAATACTGTGACATCTTTATCTGTTAAAAATTTTGTTAGAGCATTTGTGTAAACTTGATAATTTTGTGGCTTAGTTAATCTAAAATCAAATTCTTTTAAAGTTCCTTCCGAATCTACATATATCTCTTGTCCCTTAACATTTAACCTTCCTAGATTATCAATAAAAACATTGCTTTCTTGCTCTTTTTCTTCTATTTTTTCATTTTCTTTATTTGTCATTTTCTATATCCTCCTAAACTTTTTCATCATATTTTGCACATTGTAATGTATACTCAATATCAACATCTTTTGTATTATTTTTTCTTTCTCCGCCTTTTTGAATAGATAGCCCCCGTCCCTCTCCGACAATTTTATTCATTCCTGTGTTGTCGATGTATGTACATGTCCCAAGTTTGCTGTCAGGATTTTTGTTGCACTTAGTTAAAAATATATCGTCGTCACTTCCTTTTATTGTTGTAACTTTTATTTCTCTTTTAGTAGTTCTTGTCTGAATCGTAGGAACATTTCCTTTTATATCAGGGTCTCCCATTGTATGAGAGTCCTCTGTCGCATTATTTATTATTTCTTTAGCTTCTTTAATCATATATGTTCCTATTCCTGGAAATGTAATAATCAAGTCCACTTTACTTAAATCAATCGACTTTTCTAAAAAATTATTTCCCATTTTCTACCTCCTATTTTGTTATTGGTTCATCATGCCACACTAATTCAACATCTATTTCTTCGATTTCTGTTGATAACGTAAAATCAATTTTTACATTTCTTAACACTCTGTTGATATAATCATCTACAGTTAAACCTGTGGTTGCTGATGTGTCTTCTATGTTTGGAACGGTTACTTTAAATAAATATTCTCCATTGTTACTCTTTGCAAACGCTCCTTGCTTCCCTAACTCTGTCATTGTTCTTATCAATGTGTCTTCAGTACTCGGAAGTCCATCGGAGTCCATTGTTGTATTTTTACGCATTATTAATAATCTGTGTAAATTAGTATCCACAGCATGAGTTATAGCATCTATTTTAATGGTTTGGTCTGCGTGAGTTATTCCGTCGGCACACCACGAACCACTTGTTACTGCATTGAATCCAACTACACTCTCTGTATAGTTAATAAACATTTCGTCAAGTTTAGATGATTTTGTTGTATCATTACAACTCGGGTCTACTCCTAATATTCTTCTATCTGCCCATCTCCCATTTATCCCTTGAACAAACGTCCATGCTGGCAAACCGAATATATCAAGATTATCTTTTTCGTCAGTTCCGTACATGTAGTAAATTCTTTTACTTTCTCTAATATTAAGCGGCGTTTTTTCTCCGTCTGTATTAAGAACTACTCCAAATTTTCCTGTTCTTGTTAGATACTTAGATAACAAAGCAATAAATGCCTTATCGTAGAAAGTTACTACAACTCCATAAAATTCGCCTTCTGGTAAACTGTTTAAAAATGCTTCGTTTGGTGCTGTTTTCCCTACACAATACCACTGTTCAGGCTGCAATCTATTGCCGTCAAAATCCTCTTGTGAAAGGAATGTATTTATCCCTTTATACATCAAAGAAGTATTTCCAAAATCTGTTTCCACTTCTTTTAAAGTTGTATATCTTTTATAGTCCTTGTCTGCTTCTTTAGTAATAAATAAAATTTTACTAAAATCTCCTTTCATTAAAGGCTTTTTAGGTCTGCTAGCTACTACTTTTATTTTTCTTCTAGCCATTTTCTACCTCCACTTTTATATCTTTTATTAATTTTCTTGTTCTTTCACTCGTTTCTCGCCAATTCATTTCTACATCAAAACTAAATCTGTAAATATACTGACTGCCCTCAAGGAAAGTTAAATCTTTTATTTCTATCTCGTCATCGCTTAGTCCAAATCCGTTCCTAACTAAGTCGTGTCTTTTCTTAAAAACTATTACTTCGAGTAATTCACTTGCCATTTCTTCTACCCTTGTCTGTGTTAGAGCATAAAAATCGAATTGTAAATAAGCGACAACTAATCTCAAAGCCTTTTCCTTAATCTGCGTATCTGTTGTTTCAATAGTTCTATATGCACTGTATGCAGACTTGTTAAGGCTTATTGTATGCATAACAGCACATTCAGTTGGCTTTTTAGCTACATAATTATCACGAATAACTTGGAAATCTACGAAACTGGCTAACAATTTTCTCAATACTTCGTTTTTCATTCTTGCACCCTTTCTATATAATAAATTCTAAGTTCATCGTGTTTCATATAATTTTTCGCCGTTGTCACAATATAGTTGTTTCCCTCAAATTCAATTGTATTTTTCAAGTCAATGTCAATATAGCAATATATTTTTTTAGTATCCAAAGTCACTTGTATCCCTTGGTCTATAAGCATACTTATGTCCTGCCTATTAAGATTAAATACTGCTCCTTCAAACTCTAAACTTTCATCAACTTCAACTAGTTCTGAATTAATCCACTTGCTTGTTCTTTTTGATATTTTGCATTTACTAAAAAATCTCTTTGGTATAAATGTTTTATGTGTCATTTTATACACCTACAATCTCATAATTTATCGATTCATAAAGCAAGTGGGTATCCATAAGTGGTTTTGTTGAATTATTACCTTTTTTTTGCCTTATTTTTATAGTTTTTGGATCAAGTGCTGCAAAATTTCCGCTTGCTATTGTTTTTTTAATTTTTTTTACTACAAATCCTCCTAGATTTTCGTAAGCCTGTTGCCCAGTCATTCCGCCTTGAATGATTTGTTCAACTTGACTTTTCATGTATTCCTTTATTTCGTTTTGTGCATTTGTAGTACCTACAGAAAGTCTAAAAAAAGGTCTCGGTGGAATACCACGGCTTGTACCATATTCATTGAAAATGGCATAATCTTGAACTGAAACACCGTTATTACTCCCATCTCCTAAAACTCCAACTTTAACAGCATGAGAATTCAAATACTTCAGTTCCTTATCCAGTTTTTCTAACGCTTCTAATTCGTATACAATTTCAGCCATATATCCACCTCACGATACTTTCAATTTTTTCTCTCTTGTTGCTTGCGAAATCTACAAATGAATAAGAAATGTCGTCAATCTTATAAGTTTTATACTTGCTAGCCTCTTCATCCATACTGTTAATAAAATCATTTACAAGCATACATATTTCATATTTTAACCAATTAGGCAATTCATCGTATCCAGCCTTATAAGTTATCTCAATTTCTTTTTCTTTTATATTGCAAGGACAATTCCTAAAATTAACAAACTCAATATAATTCCCACGACTTTTATATTCATCATTGGAATCAATGCCCACAATTTCAACAACTGGACGTTTATTCAAGTAAATTCGCTTATTATAATCATAATCCTCTATAAGTGTTTCAACTTCCAATTTATATCCAGTTATATTTTGAATCTGACTAATTGCAATGCCAAGCAAGGTTTCAACCTTAGCCAATTCTTCATCAACTAAGATCTTGCCTGTTATCCTTTTATAGTCTTCAACAGTAATAAGCATTTAAACCACCTCTATTTTACTTTCAATACAGAGAATGCTTTAGGTCTAATCACTCCTCCACCTATTCTTATTCTTGTGTAGTATTCAGTTATTCTTTCATTTACTTTTCTGTTCAGTTCTTGCTCAAATCCATTTTTTTGATAGTAAGCATAACCTTTTTCAAAATCACAGAATACTGCTGGATATTTGCCTGTGTCTATGTCTTCTAAAAATTCTTCGACATATACTGGATAACCATTAAATTTCATTGTTGCACCTTCAAGAATGTTCATCCACAAATATCTGCCATCGCCATCTTTCCATAACTTCATTTCCTCATAAAGTTTAGGTGAAACATAGTAAGCCGATCCTTTTCTATAACTTGTTTTCATTCCTGTTTCTAGTTTTACCAAGTCATCAGCTGTTACTTTTTTGGTTGTTGCCGTCGTAATAGCTGCACCAGTTACTGTTGCATTTGTTAAAAACCCCTCAATAAATTGTTCTGTTGAAGCGTTATATGGTCCTTTTACAGTTAATTCAGACAATGTTTGCCCAAACTCTTCTGATATTGCTTCTTTAAGTTCTCCAACCATGTCAAATGCACTATCTTGTACCAGTTCATCAGTAATTGGGTATCTTACTTGTCTATATCCTGCTCTTAATTCGATGTGAGTATATCCAAGTGTACCGTCTTGAGTATTCCCTTGCCCCTCTTTTACAATTTGGTTAGCACCTGTAATTTCATTTCTAACTGGGATTTTAATATAATCTCCGCTTCCTGTATAAAATTTACCTTTCATCAGAAAATTCGATGTTTCTTTTGTTTCTTTTAAAATTTCGTGCGATAAGATTGTCGGTATCAATACAGTTGCCTGCCCTGTACCTATTGCGGCTTTTTCTAATCCCTCAATTTCTTTATTTCCGGTTCTCAAATATTTTTCAAAAGCATTTCTTACTTTTTTTTCTTCCGTTTCAGGATTTGGAACACCTTTTTTCATAAGTTCGTCCAATGCTCCTGCCATTTTTTCTATTTCTTCATTAGAATTGTTAAGTTTTTCTTCCAAATCATTAATTTTAGCTGCCTTTTCTTCTAATTCTGTTAGTTTTTGCCCTGCTTTTTCAATGTCTTTTGCGTTTTTGTCTATTCCTTTTTCTATATCTTCAATATTTTTTGGCATATTATCATCTCCCTTATTATTTTTATTTATATTGTTATCGCCTTTTACTGTTTGCACAGTCGCTCCAGGTACTGCACCTTTTAAAACTACACTACCCTCAATTACTTCAAATTCCTTGATTATTCTAGCGTCAACTTCTCCTATATCTGTCTGTACTTTTCCAAACTCTCTTTGTTTTAAAAAGCCACCAACAGACATTTCATAGTTTGCTCCATTATTTTTCATCATTGAGTAAACTTTCTGAGCGTCCAAATTCAAAGCATTACCTTTTTCGTCTGTTGACAAATCAAGTTTAGCTGAGAACTTAAGATTTCCAGTTTCATCTTGATAAACTTTCAAAGTTCCAATCTCTTTACTCCAGTCGTGCATATGCAACAAGAAATAAGTCTTGTCCTTATCCACTTTATCAAGTGCTGTTTTATCAAAATAATCACCGTAGCTATCAATAACACTATGTGTTACCAATTGCCCTTCAATTATTCCTTTTTCTTCAGTATCTTGTTTCAATACCATTTTGACACTTTTATTGAATCTTTCCACTTTACACCTCCTATATTAATTCGCAATGACAATTTATAATTTCACTCGCTGGTGCTCCCAACTGATGAGGATGTTTCAATCCACAACTAAAAGTTTCATTTGCTGGGATAGTTTCCTTATCACATTTTAAATGGCTTTCCCTATCAGTTTTTCCCCCACCAACGTGCCACCAAGTCTTCTCCAGTCCTGCCTGCTCCAATCCATTATGATATGTTGTTGTTGCAGTAGTAGCTGTTTCAGTTCTTGCAATAATCATTGCTCTTTTCTTTTCCATGCCTTTCACTTTTTGAGTTATCTCTTTTGCAATATCCCTTATATTTGTTCCACTTTCCTGTCCACGAACTATAATTTTGTTTAAAATATCTTTCGTGGTTTTAGTGATATTTGTTACCTTTTCAGCAATTACCTTTTTACTTAACGCTTTTAATGTTTTGTTCTTAACTGCTGGAATTAATTTTTCATCAATGCCACGATGTGTAATTAAAAAATTTGATGTTTCGCTTACTGTTTCGAGTATTCCTTTTTTTAATTCATTGAATAATTGACTTGCAAACGTTTCCCAAGCGAATTCACTCAAAAACATCTGCTCATTTATATCAATTTCTCCTCGTAATTGTTTAAAAACAAGCCTTAATCTATTAAATTGCTTTAATATCAATCTGTTTCGCATTTTCAATTGCCTTTTTGCCAGTATCTTTTTTTGCGAGTTAGTTAATTTAACTTTCTTCGTTTTCTGCTTCTTCTTCGCCATCGTCTTCCTCCTCAACTGGTTTTACGTCTTCATATATTTCTTTAAGTGGTGTCATTGATGTGCTGATTAAAATATCATCGCCATTTTCAATTGGAGGATATTCTAGCTCTGCCCTCTTTTCATTTATTGTCAAATAACTAAGATTATTAAGCATTGCCATTTTTTCTTTTCTGTCCTCTTTTAATACTCCGATTGTACTTGTGTCGAAATCTATGTATTCATTACTTTCCAACTTATCTTTCATAATATTGTTAAGATATTCAGCTATTTGTTCGACTAATGGCAATATATTCTCTGTATACAAATCTTTTTTGGCTTCTTTGTAGTTGCTGAACTTGCTGTTAGTTCTGTCTCCAATTAAGATACTAGGAACATTCATTACTGCCGCAGTAGTATTTCTTATTTCGTCCATCGCATTCAGAAAATCAAAGTCTTGTGGTGAAAAGTCTGCCTCTTTTATTTCAGCACCTTCTCCATCCAAAATAATCGGTTTCCCAACATTTCTAGCACCGCTATTCTGTTCGATTTCATCTTTGATTTCCTTTTTCTTAAAAACGTTCAGGAACTTTTTAACAATAATTATAAGATTTCTCTTACCGCCATTCTTTAATATGCTATTGTTCCATTGCATTATGTAGCACCAGTAATTGTGTAAAGCGGTTAAAGATTGCACTTTACTTATTCCGTGTCCTGCTCCAGCGATATTGTCATAAATATTCACACCTTTTATATAGTGAAACATTTTTAAATCTTCGCCTTTATATTCCTTGTTGTTAATTCTTATTGATTTAATTCCGTTCAACACATTTTCATTATCGTATTCAATGTGATAAGAGCCTTTTTTAAATAAAATCAATTCAGCTTTTGTGAATAAATCAACTCTCATTACAAGCAGTTCCCCAAACAAGATGTAATATAAAGCAAAATAATTAATAAATTGGTCTGTGTTGAGCAAAGAATTAGGATTTTGCAATGTATTTAACACATAACTGTTTTTTACATCTTTTACATTATCGCTATATCCTTTTTTATACGTTCCCCATTTTAAATTGTTAATCGCTTCATTTATTCTTGTTATCGCACTTGATGTAAAAGGATTTTTATACAACTGGCTCAAAAATTTTTCAGGATTTTCATCTCCAAGAGAATAATTATTTATAAATTCCGATAATGTAACTGGCGACCTGGTACTCCAAAATCCTTTTGAAAAAATATTAAGTCTCATTATCCACCTCCTCTTTGTAATAATGTTTATTTAATATATATGGTGTGTAATCACTTAAAGCATATTTGATAGCGTCAAAACTATGTGGATCAATATTAAACGGTTTTTGTGTTTTTGGATTTTTTGCTATTAGTCCATCTTTATTAAAAAACCACTTCATTTCCGTCAACTCTCTATATGTGTTAGGACACACATTTTTATCAATAAATATATTTCTAAATGATTGTATCTTTTTAACTCCTGCCTTACTTATATCACTCGTCTTTTTGACTGGATTAATCATTACATTATTCATATTGTAAAAAGCAATTGCTTTCGGCTCTGCACTATCTGCATAAACAACTTCTCCGTCATTTATTAATTTCTGTATCATTTCACTTTCTAACATTTCTACATCGGTTAAATGATTATCGTAAAATTCCTCATAGATATACAAATCGTTCAATTCCTCATCTATCACAACTCTTACTATTGCGTTATAGGAATTGCTAAAACCGAAATCGAATCCAGCAAATCTATTCCATTTACCTTCAATTATTTTCTCTATTCTCGATTGTTCCATATGATGCAAATTTCTAAATAATGTATCTCCAGCACTTCCGAATCTGCCTAATGTTTTTATCGCTCTTAAATAATCGTCTGTTTCTGTTTCTAAGTCTGCTATGAAGTTGTTGGGTAAAAATTTGTTATCTGTGTATACCGAATGATGTAAATATATATTTTCTGAAAATATACTTCCGTTTTTCAATTGTGTTACATCTTTTAACTTTATTATCCTTTTCTCATAAATATCATTTTCTTGCATATTAAATTTATTTAATAGTCCAACCAAATATTTATAAGTCCATACGCCATATTCGTTTGGATTTGTGGTTAAAATCATAATGTTGCGATTTTTGATACTTCTTAATCTACTTTTCAACTCTTTGAATGATTTAAAATCAATTTCATCGCATTCTTCAATCCAAATAGTGTCGATGTCTTTAATTGATTTAATTTTTCTTACATCATCTAATCCTCTAAAAATAAACTCGCTTCCAGTAGCAATACATTTAATACTAAGTGGACTTGTAGTTATATAAAAATATTGTTCCAATCCTAACGTTTCAATGGCACTTGTCAAATCAGCAAAACAACTCCCTCTCAAATTTTCTTTTACTTGTCTTACTACTAAGATTTTTCTTTTTTCTGTTGCTGATTTTATTATCAATTTAAAGGCTGCAACATAAGATTTTCCGCTTCCGTATCCACCAAGCATAAAATATATATGATTTTCGTTATCTTTTATTAAATCTTTGAAATGTCTATTTATTTTAGTCTTTATTCTCATACGTCTATCAGCTCAATTTCTATTTTGTTGTCAATCTTATCTATGTTAGTCTTAGATTTCTCAATCTCCAAACGTTCTTTTTGAATTTCTAAAGCATTTCTGCTTAATTCATTATTTACAAGTTGTTCCTCTAATTCTGCTTGCCTATAATCAGAAATAACCCTAGCATTTACTTTTATATCTTTTTCAAATT